ATTATAAATTACATTGTTACTATTGTTGATAGTAGGAACATCTGTCCAAAGAGTTGAAAAGTTTCCGTTTTTGTCTAATTGCCATAACCATACATCTGTATCATTGACATCAGGTGTATTAATACCTACTATTTCATTAGGCACTGGGTTGTCCAAAGAGAACTGGACCATGCTCAATGATCCTTGTTTAAACATTGTAAAGAATCCTGTGTCAGCACTACCAGATCCTTGATTATCATTCTTATAGATAAAACTAAATTGATTAGCCGGTGCTGGTGCCGCTTCGTAGACATAAGTTTTATCAACAAACGTGCAAGGAGTTACTTCAAATCCCATCGACACTCCGTCGATGTTTTTATTAAAACTAAACAACGGAACATCGGTATTAGCCCCGTTAAAATAATATTGCTCTGTTAAAATACCATTCAATGTTTCTCTGTCAGCAGGATTACCAAAATTAGAACTCATTGCAGAGTTCATAATATTAATAAACTGTTGATACCAGTTAGAATTAGTAGAATCATTCCATCCAATTGTAGTATTGGCTAGATTGTTACCGTTAGAATCAATTACACTGTCTGTTGTAGAAATTGCAGTAACTTTTAAAAAGCCATTTGCAGGAGTGTTACGCTTAGGGCGGTAGCTGATTAATTGTGCTAAACGTAGAATACTGTCGCGACGTTGAGCAGTTTCTAAGAAGTTTTCACGGGCATTTAAGTCAATGCGGAATGATAAGTTCTGACCTAGATACGCAATAAGATCAATAAGGGCAATGTACTCACTACTGTCAATAAAATCGTTGAAATCTTCTGGATAATTTTCCTGAAGATAGGAAATCATTGTACGTCTTAGTGTTTCAAAATCATAAGATTTAAAGTCAGCATTACGAAAAGATTGATAAATCTTTTTCCAATCTTCGCCGACGAGTAGTTGAGTGTTAGTTGAAGGAATCATATTCTTTTCTAGATACCATATTTATTGTAAAAATTAACCATGCATATTATTGCAGAACTAGACCAATATTCTGATCAAACAATAATCTTAATGCAGATGATTGATCAGTATTTTTCATTACAAGGACAACATCAATTAGATATCCCTGTTCGTATTCGTTGACCTGTATTTGAGTAGGGTACACTCTCGGATCAGCAGTGCAAATGGCTTCAATATCTTTGGTTAATAAGTTTCTAATGTTTGGAGTTAATGGCTCCATTAGCGTATCCCATATAATGGTACCAAAGTTAGGATTCATTACTCGTTGGCCTTTTCTTGTATTGAAATGATTAAGAATATTTTGCTTAATTAAATCAAAGTCGTAGAGTTTAGATCCTCGGTTGTCCGGATTAGTGGTACTGAATCCTTTGTAATAATGAGTCAACGTTTCAGTGTGTTGAGTATTATAATTTGTAGGAGTAATTTCTAAATTCTTGTAGGCCATGGTGTATTTATTATCCTTTTAAGAGCCAGTTTTTATAGGGTTGCCACTGCTGTCACTGACGATGCCGCCGCTACCAGAGCCAACTATCTTGCCTTGAAGCTGTCCTAAGAAACACTCATAGTAACCTTTCTTCTTGGCCTTAATATCTGGAGTATTGAAACCAACAGACTTACAAGCCGCTTCAAAATAATTAGGATCTGTTTGTGCAACTTTGCATCTGTCAAGCATATACTTGACACTAACTTCGGCTGCTATAGCAGGATCACTTAACAATTTAGGATTGTTAATTAAATCCTGACCCACCATATCACCGTAGCGTTTGTAGTTTGCACGGCCAGTTAATTGAATATAACCTCGTCCAATAAAGTTACCTCCATCGCCAGGTTGGGTGTTACCTAGACCTTTGCCTTTAGATGTAGTGTATCCATATAAGAATTCAGGTAGACTATTATTAGGGTTACCTGCATATTGTTGAGCAAGTGCTTTGTCACCTTTAAACACACTAGGAAATACCTGCAATAGTCTATCAGCAGAATAATTAAATCCTTCTTCTACTAACTTCCAGCGACATTCTCCTCCTGCAATACCTAACAAGGCAGCAATAGCAATAGGACTTGTTAGACCGTATTTGGCACAAGCAGCCTTAAGGGCTGCAATGCCCGGGGCCGCAGAACCTGCATTAATATCTTTGGAAAATTCTGGACTACAAGTTCCTGGAACAACTTCGGGTTGGTTTGCAGGTTCTTGTGTACCACTAGCAGGATTAGGTGGAACACCTGCGGCGCTTCTATCTGCAAGGGTAACATCTGTAGAAGCAGCACTAAATTTTGTAGGATTAACGTTTTCATGTTGTGGCCAAGGTTCATGTGTTGGCACACGTTGCATAATTGTTTTAATTGTTCCTGTGTTGTAGAACTTACCATCACTCCAACCGTAGCTAACTTGCTTATTCGGTAAGCTAAACAATGGTAGATCCGGTGGCGGTTCTGCAGAAGTTGCAATATTAGGAGCACCGGCTGCTGGTCCGTTTAAGTGAACGTTTGAGCCAGATACTAGTACATTACCGTTAGCACCTAAGTTAAGTGTTGCCGCTGTACCTAAATTAATATTACCCTCACAGGCAAGACTTACAGCACCTTCGGCGGAGAAATTAATATTGGCTCCGGCCTCAACATCATAGCCTGTGGCCACTGTAATATTAGAAGATGCACCAATAGTTTCATTATGTGATCCCCTGACGGAGATTTTTTGATCTCCGTCAACTACAAGATAATTGTATCCTACAATATTAGTTTCCATATTCTTACCAGCACGCATATGGATGTTACGTCCTGCTTCAATATTGATATCGCGGTCGGCACGGAAATTAAAATCTGCTTCAGTGTGAATGCTAACACTGTCTGCGGCGTAGATATCAATTTTACCCATACTGGTCATTTCTAACCAAGTCGTACCTTTGCTATTACCTATGTAAATTAAATCTTGACTATTATGTAGAAGTATCTGATGACCAGTTCTTGTTCTAATTCTAACAAGTTCATTTTGACCGTTAATATCTCCGTCATCCATGACAAAACTGCTGCCGCCTAATCTACTAACAGGTGCTTGAGCATTTCCTTCGTAGCCTATCTTGCCTCGTTTGGCGCCTGGGCTATCATCTAGTGGGCCTGGAGTGCTAATACCAAAGACTCCGCTAGGAGCTTCACGTCTTGCACTACTAGAAGTAACTCCTCGGGTAGTATCTAATAATAACCCTTGTTGTACCAGCCTATCTGCAAAAGGATGTACAGGCTTAGCAAATCTTTCTACGTTAGGATTTTCTAACTTCTTAGAACTTTTATGAAATTCTGCAACTGGCAAATAATCTGTGCCGTACTTTCTACGCTGTTCTTCTGTTACAGCAACTTGTTTACTGGCAGCGATTCCAGGAACCATATGATTTTGGAATACATCCGATACACAGCCCATCCAATAACCTTGATTAGGATCTCCGTCAATAAAGATAACCATGACCGTTGTGCCAATATCTGGAGGTACTGCCCAGAACCCGTAACTCTTTTGTACATCGTTAAAGTCACTGCTGTTAGTTCCTTCATGCCTAATAGAAGTGTTACCTGCAAAAGGACTTAGATAACGAACTACATAAGTTTCGCCCTGTATTGTTGTAGAGTTAGGTATACCTTTAATCAGAGCAACTTCGAGCCCGCCCATATAGGTAGGATCAAGGTGGTTTGTTACTTCTGCAAGGAAGGGGCCCGGTGAAGGTAGAGGGGCACGTTTTCTTGTTTCAAATCCCATATATTATCCTATGTCTAAGGTTCCGTTAATTAATTTGTTTAGTGGACTAGCTGATGAGCTACTTCCAAATTTAGCACTTACTGATCCTACTAAATTTTTATCTGGAATAGGAACAGATCCAGTTAATCCAGATAGTTGAGATTGAGCAGATGCTGTTTTATCTTTTATAGAATTAATATCCACTGCATTAAACTGTCCTGTGATATTAGAAAAAGGATTAACTTGCGATGTGGGTATATTAGCCAGTGCAGATGCAACTACACCTGCTGGCAATAAATTACCCGATATACCTTTAACATTACTAACCCCGTATAAGTTTGCCACTGCGGTAGCTCCGCCTTTGGCAGCTACTTCATTAACATAGGCAATGTCAACTCCAGGTGCAGGTGCAGTTGAGTAAGGAGCAGTGGGAGGAATATTTTTAACTTTACTTGGAGAAATATAATCTAGTACAACACCGGTGTCAGCAGCCTGTGCAAGGTTAACACCCTCTGGTGTATTATTTCCAAAACTTGCAATTTGATTTAAAGATTTACTTTGGTATTGTCCACTTAATCCAGATAGTTGCGAAACATCTAATCCTACCTGTGCGCCAATTGCTCGAGGATCAGCAGTACTTCCACCGAAGGCAGCAATCTTACTACCAATATCTTTGGCAAAAGGAGATATTTTAGTTCCTAAACTGGTAACTATGCCAACTGCGGCTGTTCCCAGTTCTTTTGTTCCGCCTAGTATATTATTAACTGATCCGTCAGCTAGTCTAGTTGGATCAATAGTAGAACCAAACTTAACATCTAATGCTGTAGGATCACTGGCAACACCTGGTAGTTTAACTGTAGCACCTTCACCTATGCCAGAACCTTTATTTGGTTTATTAAGTACAGATGAAACGGCTGCTACGCCTAGTGCTGTAGCAACTGCTCCAACTGCTCTAGGTGCAGGAATGTTACCAGTTATCACGTTAGAAGCCAGGGCTATTAGTGCCGCAGAACCTAAACCTGTTTGATTTATAGCGCCGAGACCAGACGAGTTTAATCTAATATTAGAAGATATATCAGCAGGCAATGGCTGTCCTATTATAGAAGACCCGGCTGCTAATCCTCCAGACTTTAATACTCTGCCAGGTGTTTGCATTAACATGCCAGCTGTAGATCCACCAAGACCTCCGGTAGCATTAGTAAAGTTACTAAGTTCTCCAGGTAACCCAGGACTTGGCAAACCTCTACTTAGTTGTTCCATTGCTGTACTTGAATCTAATCGCTGACTAGGATTTTCTGCTCTAGTAGTATCCGGAACAACTTGATTAATTGGAGATGGTCTAGTAAAATTAGCATCAGCCGGATCACTAGGTTTAATGTCTTGGTCTAATATCTGTCCAGGTATTCTTAAAATTTCTAAACGTTGTTTAAAAGTACCGTCTTTAAAAGAACTAGCTGCTTTGTTAACTTTGTAGACTCCACTAAATGGAATTAATTCAGGATCAAAAATCATCATTCCTGTATCGGGATTAATATCAATAGGGTTACGGAAATTTATTGTAATAAGAACTTCGCTGAATATATGATCAGCTTCGCCGTCTTTGGTCTTTCCTCGACTGTCCGGAGTAGATACATAGTTACCAACACCCCCTGTGGCTAGATAAAAAGGATCACCTAGTAATTCAATTTCTCCAGTGATCATACTGGCTTTAGAATCAATAATAGCACTATGCATTTTCTTGGCAAGAATTGCATAAGGATCGTTTAAAAGTTGTCCAGCATTACCACCTGTAGCTTGTACTGGGCTAGCCTCAACTTTAGTAGGCGGAGTCGGAACTTCTTGTTTTTGTACAGTCTCAGTAGGTGTTGCGTTTTGTCTAACAACTACTCCATTAGTAGGAGCAGCTCCTGTTTTTGCGGCAGGGGTATCATTATTTCCCATTGCTGCAGGCACCGCTTCAAAA